CTTGCGGGAAGTGTTCGGCTGCCAGTCGTCGAGATAAGCGTGCTTGCCTGAAGGCCGCGAGAGAACCCGAATAATTTCGGGGCGCCGAATACGCCCGCGATATTGCTCGCCGTGACGCTCGACGCGCCATATGCGACCGTGACCGTATAAAGCGCGGTCTGCCCGACCGGCGTTGCCGGCGTCGTCTGCGAGCCGGTCGTCGCGGGAACGCCCGCGGTGAGCGTCAATTGAACCGTATCCTGGCGCAACGTGTTCTGCGACGTGCCGAGGTTGTTCGGGCCGCTGTACGCTTGCGCCGGGTTCGACGCGTTGTAATACGGAAGCACGGTCGCGCCCGTATCGGCTTCGAGGAACGATGCGGAAATCAAATAGACGATCGACTGCCCGGACGTCACCGGCGCCGGCGTCGCGAAGGTCTGAGCCGTCTTGAGAATGCCCTGCTTCATCGTCACGGTCGAGTCGGCCGCGAGCGACGAGTAAGCCGTCGCATCGAGCGCCGCCTGCGCATACACCGCGCCCGGCTGCACGACGACGTTCATCGCCGCCGGCGTGTTCGGCACGCACGCGAGGCCGGTGAAAAACGGGCCGGTCACGCCTTGCCCGAATGCGTCTTGGCACAACTGCCCGAGCGCGAACATCGCATTTTTGTTCGTGTTCAGGAGGTCGGTTTCGAGGGGGACCGAACCGCTATAAACAATCTGACGATCCAAAGTGAATCTCCAAAAGAAAAAGCCCGCGCGAGGCGGGCTTGGTGATGCGTGTCGGCGGGATTAGTTACTGATGGCGACCCATGCAATCGTCGCGGCGGGAATAACGGAGGCGATCGCGGCATAGATCGCCGCATCGGTGACGCCGGTCGTCATATCGCCGATGTCGGCGTAAGCAGCGCGCGACGCCCTTGCGTATCCGCCGGGCGATGTGCCATAGCCTTGGATATACGGAAGGCCGGAGCCGGCCGGTCGGTACGCGGTGACGAAGGCTTGATAGTTGAGTAGCAGCGAGCCGTATGCGCCGGCGACGCCGTACCCGATGCCGCCCGAGCGGTATGCGCCCGTATCCTGCGGTCGAGTCGGCTCGACGATCGTCGGCGCGCGCCCGGTGAGGTCGGTCAGAATCTTCGTGATTGCCGCGCGCGTGCCGCGCTCGCGCACGATGTTGATTTTGATCCGCGTCCGATAATTCGCGTCGGTCTCGTTCTGCAAGCGCCGCAATCCGTTCTCGCCGAAGTAATCGGCGGCGGAAATGTCGAGCCAACCATCGGTCGACGTCTGAAGCCGCGTTTGCGCGAGCAGGTATTGATAGGCCGCATACACTGCAACGAACGCCGACGCGATGCCGCCGAGCAGCGCATCGAGAATCGGCGAGTCAGTGCCGAACCAGCCGCTCGGCATGCGCGCCTTGATGCGCGCGAAGAAATCCGCTTGGTCTCCTGTAGCCATTACGAGACGCTCACAGACGAGGATTTGATGACCTGCTGATTCGTCACCGTCAGGTCAGACGTGCCGCCGTTCACCGTGAGCGTGAGCACGCTGAGAACGTCGCTCGATGCGTCGATGGCGATCTGCCCGAGCTTGAAGTAAGGGAGCGTCGCGCCGAGCGGGAGCGTGTTGATATACGAGAGAAGCGCCGTTTGCACGAGCGAGCACGTCGTCGCGTGATCGACGCCGGTCGACGTCGTTTTGAGCGTCATCACAACCGTTGCATTGACGACGGTCGGGGCGAATACGCCGAACGTCGACGTGAAGGGGCGCACCGCGTCGACCGCGTTATAAACCGCCGAGAGCACGGTCGAGCCTGGGGCGCCCGTGCCGTCATCGACGACGACAAAGAAATACCCCATCTGCGTAACGCCGGCCTTCGTCTGGTTCTCGGTGATCGAATAAGTAAAGTTCGCGCCGAGCGCCGTGATTGCCGCGCCGATTGCCGCTTTCGTTGCTCGCGCGAGTGACGCGAGGTATCCGACGAAGCGAATGCGCGCTGCGGCGTCCGTTTCCGCGTTGACGCCGTTCACGAAGGCGAGCGCATTCGTCACCGTGTCGACGAACGGAATCGACTGATAAAGCGCGCTGATGGCGCCCGCGCTCACGTTGCCCGAGGAATCCGGCAGACTCAGCGAGTTCGAGCCGGCGGTGATGCTCACGACCGAGCACGTAACAGACGCCGAGCCGGCTGCGATCACGAAGCCGCCGAGCGTCGCGCTATAGGCGGCGTTCGTCGTGTCGACGACGACTTGATATTGCTGCGATCCGTCGCCAGTCTGAACGATCGAGCCGACCGGAACGACCGCCTGCTGCGTCGTCGTGAAGCGGGAGAACGTGACCTGACCGCTTGCCGCTGTCGGGGCGAGCCGCGTGAATCCGTACTGCGCGAACCATGTGTCGAGGTCCGCGCCGTTCGACGTCGCCGCGCGCGTGAGTGCGATCGCGCTCAGAATGAGACCTTGGAGCCAGAGCGCGACCCATGCCGTACCCTCGCCGATGGCGCGGAGAACCGAGCCGATGACGAAGTTCACGAGAGTCGAAGCCGCGCCCTGCACCGTCGTCGCGAACCCGGTGAGGATTTGCGTGAAGGATTGTGTATTGACGCTCATCGGTTGATGTCGAAGGAAAGAAGTTCGGTTTCGCCGGTTATGACGTCGGCGTACTGGATATTCACGGTCGCGCCGTTGTTAAACGGGATGACATCGATCACCGGCGCCGGCGTGCGCGCGACGCCAGGGAATGAAACGACGATGCTGCGCACGAGCGCGCGAATCTCGTTCACGTTGAGCGTGCTACCGATGCGCCGCGGCAGCGATGCGCCGAAGTCGGGATGATCCGAGTAATCGGCTGTCGCAAGCGGGTTGCCGGCGCGGTCGAAGAGGGCGGCGTTCGTGAGCAAGCCGCGCAAGATTTGTTGCTGCGTCGTGTCGGTTGAGTTCGCAAGCGCGAGGTCGCCCGAGGGGGAGACGTTTAGGTCATTCCCCCAATAATGAAACACGTCCATGCGGTTATTCCTGCTGAGTCGGCGCGTTCGATGTGACAGTCGACCCGCCGGATTGAACGCCCGTAACCGGGTGCGTGTGACCGTTGTAGATCGATCGCATTTGCGACATCGTGTGCGAGTTAGACGCGGTGTTGTCTTGAATGTCGGCCTTGCTCGTGACGTTCTGATTGACGTTGAGCGTGTGATCCATCTGCACCGGGCCGACGAAGTGATGTTGCGTCGCCGTGTAGGTGATGCTCGACGTCGCGGTGACGGTAATCGTGCCGTCGCCGTTGAACTTGAGCGCGCTGCCACTTTTGTGCACGATGTACGTGTCGCCAGAAGGAACCGCCGGCGGCACATTCACGTTCGAAAAGAACCGCCCGAGGATGCGCGGTGCGGCCGGGTTCGACTCACTGAACGCGACCTGCACCATATCGCCCAGGTTCGGGCCGCACACGATTCCGAAGCCGTTGCCGACGCCGATCGCGCCAAGCGGAATCCAGCCGGCAACCTCAACACCTTCAGGCTGAATCGTGACCTTTACTGCGTGCTTCGCCGGGTCGTATGACGTGATGATTCCGGTCAGCGGCTTCGAGAGGTCGAGCATCGCGAGCGCCGCGCGCTGACTCATCGCGTTAGCGAGATGGCGCCCCATCAGGTTAGCTCCTGGGTGTCGGGTGAATGGTTCTTTGCGCTGACGGTCAGCGTGTAGCCGCTATCGAAACTCAGCGCGCGCCGCAGCGAATCGGGGTAATAGGTCTGATCGAACGCCGTGCCAGTGCCGACGAGTTGAACGAGGCTTGCGACCGTCAGCGCGTCGTTTCCCGCGGCGGGAATCGTGAACTCGCAACGCATCTCGTGTTGAATGATCTGCGCGTACTTCGCTTGCGCGAACTGCAAGACCTTTTCCTGCGTCAGATTCGGGACGCTGTAATAGTAGGTTTGCGATCCGCTGCCGATTTGCGAGGCGCCCGGCTTGACCGCCGTCTGCTTGTTCGGCGGATAAGTCGTCGTGAACGTCTTTTGCGCGGCGTCATTCCACGACCGCACGACGACGACGATTCCTTTCGATACCGTCAGCGCGCGTTCGAGCTTGAGCGCTTCGACGTTGCTGCGCGAGTAGCCGGTTTCGCTAT